GATTAAGTGAGTTTTGTCTATCTCGAACTGCGTTACCTAAAATATCTTGTGTAGCATTACTTGGGCTAGGTGGTAAAAACACACCTGAACCATTTGACCAATTTATCATTCCTAATTGTAAAATGCTAGATTGAGCAGGTTCATAAGATGCTCCATTGATAGTACCATTGTTACCTTCTCCTGAACTATCATAAGCAGTTGAACCACTACCCTCAGTCATTGCCCACCAACCTTTTAGATTAGACACAGACAAACTTGATACAAGTTGATTAGGACTAGCGTAATCGTTATCTACATCTGTAGCACTCCAAGCTGCGTTCCATATTTGAAAGTTTGAAAGTTGTCCATCAAATGCATTGGGAGCTGATGATGGACTAGCGTTATGTCTTGCACCAATTTTTACTGCTGTTGCACTACCTATACTAAGGGCAGTAATAGTTTTATCTACACCTAATTGAACACCATTTACATAACATTTTGCACTTGTACCATTTAATACGATAACACACCTATTCCAAACATTTGTGCTAATTGCTCCAAAACCATAATAAGTTCCAGAGGTATCATACACAGACAATTTGTTGCTATTAAATGTTATAATAAATCTGTTTGTATTAAAGTCAAGTATGTGCCTATCAGCCGAAATATTATCTGTATTCATCCAAAACGCAAAAGTAGCAGTTGTACCACTCATTGTAAATCCATCAATATCTACATAATCATTACTTCCATCAAAATCAAGGCAATTACCTGTTAGCAATTTAGCGTTGTTGTTGTTGGTAGTTTCGTCACGAGAGAATTGACCATTAGCATTTAATATACTAGAACTAAATGGTAAGAACATCTTTAGACCATTTGTGATTATGCCTAACAGATTTTGAAATACCCCAATTGTGTTTTGTATTATATTAACTAGCATAAGACCTTATTTAGAATAAAGCCACAATGTCTGTTGCAGTTGTGCTTTCAGATTTTACATGAGTTACTTGTATAGGTAAAAATGTCCCATTTGCTATGTTCTTTAATAAGACTGTTGAACCTCCTAAAGTAATGACATTAAGATTACCCCCTGTTCCTACAAATAATGCTGCAGGACTATTGGCAGATGCACCTACTATTGAAGTTCCATCGCTTGGTGTAACTGCTAAAGCAGTTGTTGCTTGTCTTACTATTGTATTCTGTGGCATAATATTGTTTTTTAAGTATATTATTAAATAGTAAATATCCTATTCTGTTTTACAATAAGGCAAAAAAAAACCCCCACCAATCGGTAGGGGTTTATTTTATATAGTATTATTATACAGGAACTATTGTAAGGTTTGATGAAATAGCATCAAATATTGTTGTAGTTCCTGGTTCAACAAAAAGAGCAGACCTTTTCTCTCTTGATGTTATCGTTAATGTATAACCACTCATATCTCCAAGTGCTTTACCCAAAGCAACAGTTCCACCTGTAACAGTAGCACCATTATAAGCACCTACTAAATAACATTGACCAAACCCTGTACCTTCACTTACATTGTTATCCTCTGTGAATAACTGAAAACGACCTGCAGTAAGTAAACGTAAAGCCTTTAATGCTGCTTTGTCTAAGTTTGGTAACATTAGTGTAGTTACTTGCTCATAAAATACTGTACCATTGTCTTCTGATACTGTTATGGTTTCAGTATATTCTGAACTCTGTGGATTCAAGGCATATTTGAAAACATTTGTAGTTCCTCCAACAACAGTCAACTGACCATCGCTATCTACAGTATAAGCTCCTAATGTGTCATGGTTAGCAAAATACACGTTGCGTAATCCACCAACTGCCTCTCGACACTCTAAACCTCTACCATTTGTTAATAAACAAGCCATACTTTAAACGATTTATGAGTATAAGACCATGTCTGCACCTGTAGAGTAACCTACACCTGCATTGAATCTCATTACTAAATTAACATTATCTGAACCATCAACCAAAGTTTGGTCAAGCAATTTAACTTCAGTCATATCTCCTTCCAAATCTGTTGCAAAGAACATATTTGATTTACGACCTGCTACCATTTTGTTAGCACCCATACCTGGAGCCCATTTGATTGGAATACCTTCAAAGTTCGACTCAGTTACACCTGCATGGTATTGGTTTAAGTAACCAAGAGCTGCCTGTGCTGAAACATAAAATTTAAATGCTGCCGTTCCCACATATATAGCTAGGTCATCTTGACCATATACTGCATTAGGAATTGCATCCCTTACTGCACCAATCTGTGCAATTATGTTAGCAGCACTTAAAGTTGTAGCAGTTACATCTACAACAGTTGCATCAGCAGCAAGCAATGCTTGAAATCCATCAAACTGTCCACTATTTCCTGCTGCACCACTCCAAATTGAAGATTCAACTTGTTGTCCTACTAAAGAACCTGCATAAGAAATAAGGTAAGTAGCAAAATCTGTTTGAAGAGTTCCATCAAGACCTGCTCTCATATTTGCACCTGCCCAAGTTTTTAACCAATCGTTTTTACACAATGCTTTGTTTACTTGTAATCTCTTTGGAGCAAGAGCCTTTTCTACATAAGTGATGTCTCCTGCCGTTGTGAAATCACAAGTTGCATCTGCAACTGCTGCTGCTGCCAAATTAAAATTGTTTAGGTTAACTTTGTATGCTACATTTGGTAGCACAGTCAAGTTACCTTTTGCCAATGTTTCTCCACTTAGTAGAGATGCTGACATAAAACCTGCTGCTGCTTTTCCAGAATACAGTTCTGTTATACTATCTGCCATTTTTTAAATATTTTGATTTTTATTAATTAAATAAGTTACTCTTTCTTGTGGACTTAGTTTAGAAAATTCAATCATTGATTTATTTTCTACAACTTTTCCTTCAGGATTAGGTTTAATTTCCTCTCCCACTTTTTCAAACTCTTCTACTTTAGCTTTGTTTACCTCTGCCTCAGTTTTAAAACTTTTTACTTCTTCTTTAAGACTTGCAAACTCTTGAACTAAATTTTCAAGAACTCCAATTGCTTGTACTAAAGCATCTTTTGTATCTGTGTTAGGTTCACTAAGTTCTTCTGTTTTAGAATCCTCAACAACTTCCTCTTCTTCTACTGCTCCGATTTGTGCAATGATGCCTTCCTCTTCTACAACTAGCAATGTACCATCTGCAAAAGCATACTCGCCTATTGGCATAGCTTGTCTTTCATCATCAACAACAATAAAAACTTCAGAACCTACCTCAAATTGGTCAGCACTTATTATAGTACCATCCTCAAGAGTAGCCTCTTCAAATTTCATGTGTTCTTTTGCTTCAGATAATTCTGCAGGAGTTGGGTCATTTTCGTTAACTACCTCAACCATCCCTAAAATTTCTTTAATTTTGTCTAATGCTTCCATAATTTAGGTTTGTTTCTATTTTATTAAATAGTATTAGTTTTTCTTTGTTTTATTTTCACTATCCTTAATGATTTGTCTTAACTTTTCTAAGACATCTTCCTTCTCCATTTTTATACCTTTAGAATCTTTTGTGTCAAAGTAACCTTCAATAGAAAAACCCTTTACCTCACCTTCTTTTATGTAATTACTCCATACATCTTCATTTTCAATCTTCATACAGGCAACCCAAGTACCTACCGGATAGTTAAATCCTTGTAATGCTGACTTGTCAATCTTTGAATCTTCTACAATCCAAGTTTCTATAGTTGTGATTCCATTAACTGCTCTCTCATGACCTAAAGTTGCAGATTGATGCTTTGAGTTTATCATGTAAAGTTCCTCTACTCTACGAATAGTATCTTTACTAAAATAGCAATTAAACTGATTTCCATCTGCATCCATTCTTAGTATTGGCATATCAGGTATCATGACTGCACCCATCACAATTCTTTTCTCATCATTTAAAGTTGCAAACTTTTGTGGTTTCCCTGTCTTAGAGAAATACATAAAGTTCTCTTCTATTGCAGGGTCTTCTACTAAACTAATAGCAAACACTCCAACATCAGCATCTTGTTCATTTAATACAAACTCAACTAACTTCATAGCATCGTATTTTTTCTTTTTCTTTTTCTTTTTCTTTTTATTGTCGTCTTTCTTTTTCATTACAATCTAGTTTGGTTATTAATATATTGTTGTGCCTCCTGTGAATCTGTAACCTCTTGTGAGATAACGTATGCTTGAACAGGCTCGTTTGCATTACTTTGATTTATTAAATCGTTTATATTTGCGTTTACAGGTACTGCTTGACCTATTGAGCCACCTATTGAAACACCTGTAGGAATTGCTTGTGTGCCACCACCTGTACCCGGAACATCCGTTGACATTATAGTTCTTACATTTGCTAAACCTGCTGCTATAACTGCTGCACCTGTGATAAAACCTGCAACACCTCCTTGTGCAAATGCTTTATTAGCACCTACATAAGTGTCAATGATTGCTGATGCTATTGCCAATTCTTTGTTATCTCCTGCAAGACTTGATAACGCACCTGCTAATTGTGCTCCTGCTTGTAGTTGGTCAAGCGTATTAGCTTTTCGTAATGCAGTTTCTTCTTCTAATTGTGTTTTTTCTAAGGCTGTAAGTTTAGCCATTTGTTGTTTTGTATCAATAAATATTAACTCATTACTTTTAAGCCTAGATTTTAACCTTAAATCATCTGCCGATACAGCATTTAAAACTATAGCCTCTTGCAAACCTTCTTCTTGTCTTAATCTTATTTCGTTTTGAATTTGTCTTTCAACCTTTTGTTTTTCTTGTAGTTGAGCATCTAAAGATTGTAATTGTCCAATCAACGCCTTTCTTCTGTCGGCTGCCTCTGCTCTAATATTTATTAGTGCTATCTCTTTTTCAGCTATAAGGTCTAAATCTTCCCTCATGCTATTACCAAGTCCCTTTTGTTCTTGTGCAATTCTTAAATTTTCTTCAGCAAGTTTTTCCTCTTCTTGTGCTTGTTTTTCAATTAATGCCATTGCTTCTTTTAGCTTTGTAACTCTAGTTTCTAAAGATGCATTTTGGTCTGCTGCTAATGCTTCAGCCTCTCTTATAATAACATTGTTTTTTGCTTTTTGTACTGAAAACTCTCGTTCCATGTCAATCAAAGCATTTAATTGTTTCTTTAATTCTGCTGCTGCTTTAGCTTCTCTTATAATCTCATCACCTAAATCTGTAAATGTGTTTTCTAAACCTTCAACTGCACCTTTGAAATCTCCACTAAAAAACTTTATAATACTTCCACCAAAGTTTGAAATTCTATCTACTATAACATCAAAAGCAGCACCAAGACCTGCCATCACTTCTGAAAGCATATCAGCACCTTTTTGTGTCTTAGTAAAAAAAGTAACTAATGAACCTAAAGCAATTACAAGCAAACCAATACCTGTTGCTGCAATAGCACCCTTTAATGTTTTAAAAGTATTTATAACAGTCTTAACACCACCTTTTAAAGTATTAAATGCATCCTTTACTTTTGTTGTTGCTTTCGAGAATAAAGTCTGCTCATCTGTTGCTTCCTTTATTTCTTCCTTTACATCTTTTACATCCTCAACTACTTCAGACGTGTCTGCCGTTAACTTTATTTTGTACTCTTCTGCCATATCTCTTTCTTAAATTGTTGCCAAACTTCAGATATTGTTTCAGGATATTTGTATGCCCCAAACAATACTTTGTTGTGTTCTGTTTCTTTTATATTTTTAGATGTCACTAATCTTATTACTTCGCTTATCATTTTATAACGGATTATTTAAGTTGACGTATCAAATTCGATAACAAATGAAACAGTTGTTCCACCTCTACCACTACTATCTGTTCTTTTAATTGCTAAAGTTTCATTTTTACTAAACGTCCAATCTGATGGGCAATCAGCAGTAAACACTCTTCCAGCACTTCCTGATACGTTAACACCATTAGTAACAGTTAAATCAGAACCTCTTTGGTCACCTACTAAATCGTCATCATCACCATCAATGTACAATTCAAATTTACTTGTTCCATTATAAATTAAATTTTGATGATGACTTGTTATTTTTTTAATAGTACCATCAAAAGGACAAGGTAATATTAAATGAAAAGATGAGGTAGTTAATACTGTGTTTTCATTTAAAGTAGCACCACTCATTGTAATATAAAAACCTGACGTACTTACACTATGATAAGCAATGGTAAAGATTTGTGTTATAATACTACTACTGCTACCACCACTAGATTGTTCTGCCCAAGTTAACCCACCTGTGTTTCCTGACTGTGCAGTTAATACATACCCATTAACAGGAGCATTAGATACTTTTAGATTAGCTTCATCAACTACATTATCTGCTATAACTGTTGCTCTGTTTGTTGAGGTAACTTCTCCTGTTAAATTACCTATACTAGCAGTTGTAGATGATTGTAGATTTGCTACTTGAGTTGTAGATGATACTACTAGAGGGGCAGTTCCTGTAGCTACATCAGAAGTAAAACTTTTAGCTCTAAAATCAAAATTTCCTATATCTAAATTATCACTTGCTATAAGTGTATTTAGACCTGTGTCATTAAATTCTAAATAAACAGAACTACCTTCTTTAATTTGTAAGGTGTTTCCATCAAGATTTAAAATTCTATCACCATTTAAAGTTAAATCAGTATTACCTATATTAGTGTTTGTACCACCAGTAGCATCTTCCCAAGCAACCCCACTTCCTGTTGATGTTAATACTTGCCCATCTGTACCTTGTGTACCTGTTATAGTTATATTATTTGCATTTAATGTGCCATCTATTTGTAAGTTACCTGTAGAATCTATAGAACCAACTTCAGTAGTGTTATTAATAAATTTTAATGACCTACTTGAAGCACCTGCTGATGCAATATTTAATTCTAAATCATTTACAGATTGTAATTTTGTATTACCTGATACTGAAGCATCTAATATATTTGAACCTGCTGAATCTTGTATCTTATTACCAATAGCTTTTATTACGCCTGTGTCAGTAACTCCAAAAACAATATTACCACTATAATCTCTTATTGAAAAAGCTTTTGAACCTGCACTAGCATTTCCTAGATTAAGATAAACATCTACACCTGTATTAGTTGCAATAGCCATATTTTGACTAACAGTATAGATTTGATGTAATGTAGTTCCCCCTGAAATACTTTGTAAAATTGGAGCATTTACAGCAGGGACTGTAAGTCTATTATTACCCTCATCATATACAAAATCTGCTTCACCTTTAAAAGTACCATTATCATTATATTGTACAGAAGTATTAGGGGATGATGGAGTACCTCCTCCACCTGTGTTTGCAATCCAATTAGTCTGATTTGTAGCACTATTCCATGCAAGTATTTCTCCATTAGATGCATCTTTTCCTAATCTTCTGATTGTTCCTTCAAGATATATGTTTGTTGAATCGTTAACAGTTACATCAGATGCAGTTTCTCCTACAACTACTTTACCTCCTGTTGTGTTTATGTTTGCAGTTGCATCCCAACTTATAGGGGGATTGCTTGGCTCGTCAGGTGTTGATGGTATATTCCAATAGCATAAGTTGTTATCAAACGTCAGATTGTTTGCCTCACAACAAGTTTGTGTAGGATTGACAGTTGCACCTGCAGAATTTTGCCAAACAGTAGTTCCATTTATATTTGATGAAACCCAAGTTAAGTCACAACCTAATACACTTGTAGTGTTGTCATTTAAATTGCTTTCTATAATTTTAATCAATTCAACTTTTGTTGATGCATTTTTACCTAAAGCATAGGATGATATTTTATTAATTCTATAGTAAGAATTTTCTACAAATATTTTATCATTGTATTTAAATTGAGCAATATCTTCAGGAGTTAAATAAAAGTTTGCAATTAATATCCTAGAATCTTCGCTATAAATATTGTTTAAGTATTTTCTCCAACATTTAGAGTATGTATCAGTAGTAGTTTGTGATTCTACATAATATTGAGCATTCAATGCCCACCTACTTTTAAATCTAATATCTTCATCAGTTGACTCTACCATTGAGCCACTCATTGAATAATGGTTGCAGTATGGGTATGTTGTTTCTGTTGTATATGAACCTGTAGCTTGACTCCATAGTCTATATGGTTGACAAGTTTTTAAACCTGAATAAAAAAACAATTTAGACTTTAAGGTAGTATAGGTAGGATTGCCATTATTCCACTTATACAAATTACCAATAAGCATATCATGTGATTGTACCCTAGTAGAAACCCATGAGGAAAATATTGTATTTATTTGTAAATCCCCAACACCGAAATCACCTTGCAAATCTGCTTCAAAACTATTGTATATGTTTCTGTATTGACTTGTCCAATATTCGTTTGACCTATCCATGTCCTCTAAGTCAGACATATTTATTTTAGCTTTCCTAAACTCATTTGTAGGTTTAAGAACTCTATCTTTATTCATGTCAATCTTATCACTCCAATCTTTAGATGTCCCTGTATCAAAATAATCTTGAGCAGGTTCTATGTTTAGTTGATTTGGAGTTGACTTGTCTAATTCTATTATAAGATTATATCTTGAGCAAATTGCAGATATGAAATCAACTTGCTTTTCAGTTGGCATCACATTATTGTTAGCAGATAAATCTATAGTAGAGCCTTCTGCACTTACAGGTGCTTGAAACAATTCTACATTAGTTTGGTCTTTATATATTGTCAAAGATTGACTTGCAGAACTTAAAAATATTTCAAAATATACTTCGTCATTTCCTGATAATGGAATTAAGGGAGAAACCACCTCTGTGCTTTGGTCACCTGTAGCGATGTTAAAAAAATTATTATCTGTACCATTCCACACATTTGTAAACTCAACACTATAACTAGCATCATTTAATTTTTTTATAAAAATCTTTGCAACTGTTGTTGTTGTTGTTGTAAAAGCATAACCCATTGTTATTTTGAATGAGTAAAAGCCTGTTAATGGTACATTATAGTGTGGTGTAGCATTTGCAGTATCCCAATTTCCACCTAAGTCAAATAAATCTCCTGTAGGATTTGTAGATGTATCATCATCTAGGTCTAAAATCTCTGTTGATGTTTGAACTTGATTAGATGCTAGACCTACTCTAAATGAATCTTGAAATGTAGAGGCAACAGTTTGAAATTCATTTGCAATTGTCATGTATTGTTTAGCAAAAAAATTAGTTGCAAAAAAAGTAGAATTAATTGTGTAACCAATAGATGCAAGAACTTTTTCAAATAACACTTTAACATTAATTGTAGGTTTTAATCTAGCAGGTAAAATTGCACTATCCGTTGATGGACTATTAATGCTATCATTTGTAAATCCATAACCATAATCTACTATAGGATATAGTATTTCAGCTCCTGTTTGACTAGCAGAAGTTGTATAAGTTGTGTTACCACTCCAAGAATCTTTTACATTATCTTTTGTTAAAACATGACTAAACTCACTTAGGTCTAATTCATTTAGTTTTTTCTCATCCAAAGATGTAGCAATGTTTGATATTACACCAAAGACTAAAGCCTCGTAAAACTGTGTTGTATTATTTACATTAAGAAGTTGTAAGTATCCACTAAAAACAATATTACTATCTACATAAATATCTGCCTCACATTTTATTGATGAATCAAATGTTCCATCTACAGAAACTACATTGTAAAAGTGACTGAAAAAGTCATTGTTTGTTTTTGTAAAAGGCAATGTAAATGCTTGAGTAAAATCAGACTTCTGTGACTTTAAATCTTGTATCTCCTTTGCTGAGTAGTTACCTTTAATAGATACATCACTTACATCAAGATAATGCAATGCTGATGTTCCCTGTGTTTTTACAACTAACTGAACCATTTATATCATTTGTTTAAGTTTGTGAGCATACTCAAAAGTAAATGAGTATTGAATCAACTTGTCCTTTATTGTTGTCTTATATTGTAATTCGTTATCTATTAAAATTAAAGGAACAGGCTCTTGCAATACGTTGTCATCTCCAACATCTACAGGAGCAATCAATTGTATATCGTTTGACTGCATCATTCCTTTAAAATAATCATTGTAAGCCTCATCTAAATAGCCTGTGTTGACTGTTATGCGTTTAACACCATTAACAGATTGTACCTTCCCTCTTTCAAAACTATCTATTGAGAATGTAGCTGCACTCCATGAACCAGGATTCTTTTCATACTCTATTGACCTACTCATTGATACAACCTCTGTAGAGTTGTTATTAAAATAGTGATAATCCCATGTTCCAAACTTGTTTTTCCAAGCTATGGATTGAGATGGATACTTTGAGCATTGTGAAATTTTAAACAATAATGGTTTAACATATGTAAGACTTGGAGATGTCATTGTATAATATTTACCACTTCCTGAACCTGTGGCTGACACAATAAAGTTTGTTAATTGATTATTGTTAGGCGCACCCATAGCAACCCAATTTGTAGTTCCTACTGTATTTATAATTATTCTATCACCAATTTTAGCTTGTGCAGCAGGTTTTTCAGAAGTAACTGCTGAAGTTCTTACCTCGCTACCAATTTCAATAGTATAATAAATATCAGTTGTTTGCATTTGATACCCACCTAAATCAACGTATTTTAATTTTGCAACATTTTCATAACCTGCTGCTGCAAATAATAACATTTTTGTTTCTGTTCCTGTTGAAGATGCAGGTGTGTTTCCTCCGTATGTCGAAGTGTTTGGAAGATATATTTGACCTGTGTAATTGCTTAAAGTTGCATCAGGGACGTCACTATAGAATTTATAATTTATTGCTATAGGACTTGTACTAAAGTAAGTGCTTGATTCATTTAACCAAGAAATAGTTCTGTAATCTCCAACACCTGTTAAGTGAGCAATCATTCCATTTGTGTCATTTGGTTGTGTTGTGGTATATGGAATCTTACTTAAAAACTTTTGAAATGGTGCATCTGTATTTGGAGCATATAAATCTGCATCAAAATTCATTTGGTCTTCCCATTCATTAGAATAATTAATTATTGGTAATAATATACTTATATTTTGTGCAACTTTACTTATTGTGCCTGTAGCAGTTGTAGAATACTCTTCATAAAATTGTAACCCTATTAATTTTAAAGTACCTGTGTTTTTACTTATAGCAAAATCTACATTAGAGCCTGTTGATGGGTTAGGAATGTTTCTTGGCATTAAGTGTATAGAATTATAAGATACTGCACCTGTAACTGTATTAGCTATCTTGTTTGATACCTCTATGTAATTCTTAACTATCCTTTCAATATTAAAGTGTGCAGCTCCTGCATTGTTTTTTGGTTGCTTTAATGTTGCAACTATACTTCCATCTATAACAACCTCAACGACATATCTAAAGTTGAATGTTGATGATGTGTCGCTAGTTGTGGTTATTATCCAATAGTTACTTCTAGTGCTAGTTGTTGCCATTTTGTATTTCGTCTAATGTAAATTTCATGAACTTATCAAAGTCAAGCATATATGCCCTTTTGATATCTTTAGGTAGTTTCTTGTATGTTTGTTTAAATGCTTTTGAGAAAAAACTGTTTCCCTCATAACCAAATCTGTTAATTTTTCTAGCAACTAAAAATGCTATTGACCTTTGTTGTTGTGTCTTATTTTTCCATGCCTCGTATTGTCCTCTACTATTTCTTGGTCTTAATCTCTTTCTTTTAACCCACTCAAGTATGTTTTTGTAAACTACTCCACCTTGTGATGTGTTCGATTTACCTCTACCCTTTTCTATTTGCTCACCATAGTTTTCGTAATTAAACTTTAAAGAAAAAGCATTGAGAGTAACTGCCACATCATAGTCAAGAGATTTCAAAAGTTTACCTGTGTCAACTCCTCTTTTGCTTATGATTAAATTTGCACCTGCTACCTCAATAGTTCTTTGTCCAAATTTCTTTAATGCTTTCTCAAGATTTTCTCCTTTAAATTCCATTACCTAGTCATTGGAGAATCACAAGCAGAGTTATGTGCTTGTACAGTTATATTAAATGTGCCTTTCCAACCACTAAGTAAGTTTTCAAACCTATCTGTAAATGGTTCACAAGACAATGATTCAGGCATTGTTATGCTTTGATTAACTGCTGATGTACTTGAAAAACTACCTGTTCTAAACTCTCTATATATATCAGCTAAGATTAGAAATGTTCTGTTCAATGTAAGCTCATTATCCTCTCCGTCAGCATTAACTAAATCCATAACAAGCAAATCAAAGGTAAATGTGAAAGTTGTTTTGTTGATTGATGCACCTGTTTCAATTAAATGAACTTTTGTAAATACATCTTGTGTTTCTAAATCTGCTTCAAAGATATCACCTGTTGTAAATGTTCTTACTTGTTGGTGTTGTTCACAAATCTTTTTAAATGTGTTTACTATGTCGATGTAGCTTTTCATTTTGCTTTTTTGTTTACTCTATTTCTATCTTTGATATATGCAATGTATGTCAATGTTTCATTTATGTTTAGTTTAGTAACTGCACCCATTTTTAAGATGTCATCATTGCAAAGCATCATGAGTACAGAATACCATCCCCACCTTTGACCGAACTTAGCACTTCCTTCACTTTCTGCTCCTCCTGCAAAGACTCCATTGTGCCTCTCAAATAATCCTTCCCTAAACGATAAAAAAAAACCAAGCAACTTTGAGCAACTGATGCTGGCATTTTCTCTTTAAATAGCTTTGCTCTATATTCTATCTTAGCATCATACTCCTTAATCAAATACTTTCCCTCGCCTTCTGTTGTAACTTCTCTGTAAAGGATAGCCATAACTTGGTGTAGATTCTTATCCATCTCTTTGCATAACATATCAATGTCCATGAACTCACCTGTTGAGATGTTTTGAATGTCAGGATTAAATCCGTATTTCACTCCATCTAAGACCATCAATTTAATTAAGGATGTTTGTGTGTTAGTCATTGCACATAGCTTCTGATACATCACCAAAAGGTCTGTCACCTTAATCCTATCTATATTATCATCATTGACATTATCGACTAGCAACTTAATAACCTTCTTTGCCTTATCAATCTCTTCAATCTCTAGCTTCTCAATATCTGCTAGCTGCATCATCTGTCCAAGATTAATTTCGTTCAAGTCTTGTGGAATTATTACCTTCATACTATTAAATAGGTTTAAGTTGTTATTGTATAAAAATAAAAAAACCCCTGCCGTTAAGCAAGGGTTGAACTAGGTTAAAGGAGCATTATGCTCCTTGTTTACATTGTTCGATTCTTTTTTTAACATTCATCAAAGTTTTAAATCTTTCGGTGTTGCAACCACTCATGGTAATGTTGCTTATTTGCATTTCAATTGCAAAACCTAATGCTTTCAATTCTTCTTTTGTTAATGTAATTCCTTTAGTGTAAGTTGTCATAATGTGTGTTTTTAGTTGTTTTGTTTGTTTGTTGAGACAAATATAAAACTTTTTTTCACAATACCAAATACAATATGAAAATATTTTACTTTATATCTAATATTTTTTTTAATTGTTTTACAACAACCATTTGATTGTGATAGGCAAATGATGCTCGTTCTATCTCTTCATCACTTATCATTGTGCCATTAGCTGCTCTGTTAAAAGATTCCCATCTTTCTTCTAGGTCTGCTATATATACCTTAATCTCGTTAATATTTTTTTCGTTTCTTACTGCTGACATATCTATGCTTTTAAAAATATAAGAGGGACGCAAACGACCATGTTTTAAAATCCCCCTTATATTACCCTCGATGTAGCACTCAAGCAGCTTACTCTCTTATAATAAATCTTTTGACTCTCACATCTATAAGACTTAAAAGACAAATATAATACTTTTTATTTAATTGCGTACCTTCCAATGTTAGGTCTTGACTTTGTCATAATAACTGCATACCTAATTGCATCAATACCATGATTGTAATTGTCAACAGGTTTGTTTATTAAGTAACCATTCTTATCCTCTTGCCACTTATAACTGTTAAACTCGTTTATTAAATTACTGCTCTTGCTTGTCACCTGTAGATTGTACCTCTTCAATAAATCTATTCCTATGTTTATGCTATCTTTTCCTTTAGATGCAGGTTTAATATTGAATCCTAATCTATATATTTCCTCGATTGATTTAGGCTCTGCAGAATCTCCATAAATAGGTCTTCTTCTATCAACTCCGAAATTGTGTAAAGACTTAGCAATGTCCTGGTTAGTAAGTCCTCGTTCATATATTAATTCGTTAAATATTAATGCTCCTTCATGTTCATATACTTCTATCAATGCAGTGGGGTCATTTGTATAGCCAAAATCTAAACCAATTGCGACTTCTTTAGCATCTGTTGGTATTGTTCCAATGACCTGCACCTTATTAAATATAATTGATTTGCTAAAACCTCTCTCGCCTAATCCGTAAATTTTCCAATACTCTTCATCGGTATCTTTCAACCTTTCAATCTCATTTGCTAACTCGTCAGCTAAAAATGGATTATCAAGGTATGTTGATTTAATAAACGTACAGTCTTCTCTGCCTATAACCTTATCATAAATCCAATGATGTGTGTCTGAGGGATTGTAATCAATGTAAACCTTTTCCTCTGTTCTTATAATTAATTGAAAAAAATCCTCCCAAGTGAGTTCATTTGCTTCATTACAGAACAAGTAGTTTCTTTTTGTTCCCCTTTTCTTTTGTGGTTGGTCTAGTGATATAAACTCAAAGGAGTTACCATTGAGCATATAGGTGTGGTCAGATTTGTTGTGGTCTGCTTCGTTATATAAATTTAGGTTGTTGAGTATCTCAAAAAAATCCTTCATCACAGATAGCTTCAAACTAGGTAGAGATTTTCTAACTATGCTAAATCGTTTACCTGATGACTCAAATGCTTTAACGATAAGTAGCTGACAAAGTGAGTAGGTTTTCCCTGACCGAGTACCACCTTGATTTACTACTATCTTTGTAGAGGCATTGTAATTCCTCTCAAAAACATTACTCGTCCTTATCTTTAGACTTGACAATCTCTATCTCTATTTTATTAATTTTTTCGCCTTGTGTTGTTACATCAATTAATTGCCTTTCATTTAAACCTAACTGTGTTTTTGCTGCATGAATAACAACGCTAGGCACTTTATCTTTAATGCACTCGTAATACTTAGACCTTATAAAATCATGTTCTATAGATTCAACCTCTTTCACTTGCTTTGCAAACTCCTCATCTTCTTTTAGCCATCTATAAAATGTAGTTCTACCTACATCAGCAGATTTCAATGCAGTTGTAACAATTCCTAATGAACTGCTTAATGATTTTAGCATTCTCTTTTTAGCTTCTTGTGTTCCGATTTGTTCCATATCGTTTCATATAAACATTGTGTATTTCTTTTAATTGTTTCTTGTGTTTTGTTTTATCTCCATATTTAATATGACAGGGTCTACAGACTGCTTGCAGGTTCTCAATGTAATCTTTTGTCTTGCTTCCTCCCATACCTCGAGCATCTATGTGATGTATATCATCAGCAGGAGAAAAGCAAACCTCACATTGAATGTAATCGCTTACATCAAAGCCAAAGTATTCCAAGTATATTTTTAAATGTTTCGTCATTTTTTTGTATATTAGTCTTATATATGCGATGAAAGTGTTATTGGTTACACGCTAAGCTTCCAGCTTAGAATTGGAGTTCAAATCTACCTCATCGCTCAAAGCCCTTCTCTCTTGGAGGGTTTTTTTTGGGTATGGTTTTTTTAAAATTTCACAATCTTTTTTTATTTTTTTTGTTATTGGATAAATATATCTATACTTACTACTACCTTGTCTTATAATTGTTCCTTTAGGTAATTTATCTTTAGCCCTACTACCATTTATTGAACCAACTGTTCTCGGGTGCATCCACCTACCTTTTATGTAGTATTCTTTATCTCCTTTAAATTCTCCAGTATAAATCCAATTTGTAGCTTGATAAATAATACCTAAATGTTTTTGACCATTATCAGCAAAAGAAATAATTGCCTTAATTAATGGTAAATCTTTTTTAATTAATTTTAAACTTAATGATAAAACTTTACTTGTAATTTCTTGTTTACCATTTAAAGCCATTCTAACTAATTCAACATACTGACCTTGATTTAATTTTAATTGTTTACCTAAATTATTAGATGCACCACTTCCGTATAGAATTACTCCACACCATTCATTTTTATCATTAAATACTGAATAACCAAATACATTAACCGGTACACTTTTAGCATAATGAAAGTTTAAACAAGCATATTTTATTGCTTTATATGATGCTTTTTTTAATATCATAATTCGCCTGCACTTACACTAAAGAATGCACCTTTATACTTCCTATCAATTAATTCTTGTATATCTATTTCTGCTTTCTGTAATTCATCAACATTATTAAAAGTTATTTTAATTGTTGCAGGTTTGTTTTTTTCATCATCTGTCAAATCGTCAAAACTAGGTTCCTCTTCATCATAAACTTGGCCAAACTCATAAGGTTGGAATCCCCAATCTTTTAGAGAATCCATATTAAAATAGTTAGCCAACATATCAAAATCAAACTCCCCTGTATTTTTATTTAGCCTAACATTTAACTCCATCTCAGCAGCTTCATCAAGCTCGACCTCAACAGTTGGTATTGTATCGTTTCCTAAATCAAACCAAACTTTACATCTTTGATGTCCTCCTACAATTATATCCTTTCGCATAGGGTTAGAATTAATTACAACAGGCTCAACACAACCAAATGTCTTCAACGACTTTTTAAGCTGCTTGTATTGCTTATCTGTTAATTGTCTTGGGTTGTACTCAGCAGGATTCAACTCTGAGATTTTTCTTTGCTTAATCTTTATAGGCTTCATATACTTCTTTTAAATCGTTTACTGTTTGCTTTACACAACTTGCACAACCTGACACCTTTTTATTCATTCCAAAGATGTCGTTGTATATGTTAGTCAAGTTCATGTTTTGCTCATGCGTTACTCTATCACCCTCAATACCTTCAAACACTCTTTTAAGTATTGACAATTGGTCTTTAGTAATATCTGTTTCTCTTCCCCATTTATCTATTGGGCATTTGGTAAAAGCTATTCTTGCTTTAATCTGCATAAAGCAACCACACTTTTTACATTGATTTATTGACTTGCGAAAATGTTTGCACTTATTACAGATTGCAAGTCTATCGTTCAAATTCTTTGTAGTTGCTCTCAACTTCATCTCTAAGGTATTTTTTTACATTCTTTAGTGTTGTGTATATTGATGTAGTAGATATGCCTGTATCTTTTGCTAATCTTCGTATGCTCTTTCCTGAAGAAAAATAAATCTCAAATAAAAGTTTATCATACTCATGCAAATCGTTCATTTTATTTTTGACAAACTGCAACTTGTTCTCAAACTCTAAATGCTCATCTATCTCATCCAAATATTTAAAGTTGTTTATAATATAATTTTCTGTTCTTAGCTTTGTGTAGTATTTTGTTTTAAATGCTGAGTTTGTTCTAACATATTGATTCATCAAAACTCTTGCAGACCAAAAGACAAGATGACCATTTTCTATAATCTTCTTAATCTTATCTTTGTCGTATTCTAGTATTATAACATAAAGGTCTTGTACTAAATCTTTAGCATCAGCCTTATTTCCTTTTGTTATTTTTTCGGCTAGATTTAACAACTTTGGGTAAAAACTCTCCAAGTTTTGATTTAATAGCATTGTATCTGTATTGAAACACTTCTTTTGTAATTGTTATGTTGTGCAATTTTTTTAATGTATTTTTAATTTTAGTTTCAGAATGATTAGCCTTTAAGCCTTTAAATATTTCTTGATTTATAATTCCTCTCATAATATATACTTTAAATAAAAAAAGGGGATGTAGGAACAACCCAACATCCCCAAACAAAACAACTAACAATCATTATAGGAGTTACAAAGATAGTTTATTTTATTAAATATTTTTACTTTGTTGATATCTCCTCTATTTTAATTAATTTTTCTATATAAACACAAGCATCCATTAACTCTTCTTGTGTATGCTTTAACCATTGTAATCTAGTTAAGTCATCTCTCTCCATTGTAACACCATACTTCTTTTTACCAACTTCAGACCTTTTTAGTATTTTCCAACAGACTTTCTCTTCTATACTATTCATAAATAGAAATTTTATTTATTTGTTTATAACAGAGATATAAACACCTGCTTTGTTTTTGTTATATTCATACTCTATAAATACAGGTATCATTTCTTCTGCATTGTCATCATCTAGCCATCCGTACTTCACCATTTGGTCTTGTATAGTTTGTGCAGGATTTATGTAATCAAATTTGTGTCTGCTTTTTCTGACAAACTTAAATGCAATCTTATAAGGTTTTTTGTTTTGTGAATCTAACCCTTTAAGCATTTGTTTAAAATCTTTTTTATACTTTAACCAATATCCTTTTGTTTCTTTGTAATACCTCATAGTTTGTTTAGAACCTATAAAGTATTTACCTGTCCACCTTCTTGAATTTTTGCTTGATGGAACATTGCCTGGAATAAATATTGCTTCAAACATTTTCTATTACCTTGTAAATTTCACTTCTTAAATCGTAGCCGTTATTTTTCCACTTACCAAAATACATACGAATAACTTTTTCTCTACATATTAATACAGGATGAAATTCTTTGCCATGATTATGTACAAATCTTTTTTTATTTTCTACATCATCAACAACTTGCTTAAATATTTTATTTTTTTGTTCATCGTTAAGTATAATGAATTTATTATTTTCTAACCATTCATATACTTGTGTCACTCCTTGTAAAACAATTTCTTCACCTTTACAATGTTTTTCAAATAATTTAATTATACATAATTCAAGAAACTCTATTAAAACTTCTTTTTTGTTGACCTGCTGAACTTTCTGTTCAATAGCTAACCTTTCGCCTTCTTTAGAACTATTAATGCGTAATTTGTTAGATTTCATCTTTTGTTTATTTAACCACTCAAACCAAGTTCTTGGATTAATTGCCATTTGATTACCTTCCCTAACACCTAAATGAAATGCCTTTGTGACATCTTCTTTTGTTAATCTAAAGAACTTTGTGTTTATATCGTTTTGTAAAATGTTGGCTAATACTTTTCTATCTCCCTCTGCTCTGTTTTGTGACATCTCAAACAATGCTTTATTTATTGTATTAAAGCAAAAGTCTAATAATTGTTCTGTTGGTTGTTTTCCTATTTCCATAATGCTAATCTAATAATTTTTTATCATTAATAAAATTACCAAAATATTCTTCTGCTAAACCTTTCTTCTTTGGCTTGGCATTCCTAACCCATCTATTCGCTGCAAGTTTCCACTTTTTCATTGCGTTTCTGCCCACTTTCCATCCATTGCTTTCATAATACTCATAGAAATTAATTGCCTCGCTTAAATCAAAGGATTTAAATTTAAAATAATCTTTAACAATTTCTAGAGAAGATGGTTTACCATCTCTATTAATACTTGTATTATTAATACTTGTAGTATTATCTTTAACAATTTTGTTAATACCCCCCTTAACAATTTTGTTAATACCCCCTATACAATTTTGTTTACAGGTATTATCATTTTTGTTAATAGGTACAATGCTAATAACTCTCTTGTCAACTTGCTTTGTATTTGGTATATAAATCATTTTAACAGATATAAAACCTTTTTTTGATAATTGATTTATCCATCTTGATATTGTTATTTTAGAAACATCATAAAGTTCTGCAAAATAATTATTAGATGCCCAACATTTACCCGTCTTACTTGACAAGGCAGTTATCTCTGAATATAACAATTTTGCGTTAGGTGTAAGTTCTTTGTCATACCTAACCTCTGCTATTAATATTGAATAATAATTTGGATTTTCCATTAAAATTCAGCAATAATAAATGATTTATCATCTATGTGAATAACAGTTGTAAAATCCATTAAAACATCTGTATTAGGAAAATCTTGTTTGTTATAATCGTTGTGAAATTCTTTTAAATTCTTGTACTCAATATATTCACATGATATTGCGATAACATCAAGTTCAATATCTTCACCTGTACATTGTTCATAATCTTCAAAATATTCCCATAATGTTACTAATCCTTCAGGTGTAAAATCGTTAGGTCTTAATTGTTCAAATGCTTTTTGGAACTCGTAAAAATTAATTGTCTTTTTCATGTTGTTTTGTTTTTGTTTTTTCAAATATAAAAAAAAGAAGGGAAAACCCCTTCTTTATTTAAAATGGTAAATCATTATTGTCTTGTGACTCTTCTGTAGTTGTACTCTCATCTAAATTTACCTTCCAACATCTTAGACTTACAAAGTGCTTATCTTTCCACTCTCTACCTGAGATGTTAATGCTAAATGTATATGAGCTTCCTTGCTTTAATTGGTTAGCAAACTCAAATATACTTTTATTGATAAATTCTAGGGGAACTGTCGCATCATACTTGACACCTTCCTGCTCAACTAATACTTGTACTTTGCTGAACTTTTCTGAAAACTCTTCTAGCTTTCCTATCTTAATTACTTTACCTTTTAATTCCATAGTTTTGTGATTTGTCTTTTTAATTTATCTGCTTTAATTCTTGTTGATTCATGTGATAATTTAAGGTCATTATGTTTAACCACTAGATTATCGTATTTAGTTTTTAAATTCATATAGATGTCGATGTCAATTAATTTGCCTTTTTTTTCTATAAACTCTCCTGTGTTATCATCATGACAACTCATTAATTGCTCAAAACTAAGTCTATAGTAATCATACATTTCCATATCTCTTTTGTGACATTTGTGGTAGTGTACTACATTAGTGTGATTACCTTTTACATCGTTAGTCAAAAAATCTGCAATCTCTTGTGTGTGCCATTTACCTGCAATCAAAACACCTGTAATTAATTGTCTAGCCTCAACCACAAACCTTCTTCTATCTCTTGCTCTTATAGATTTTATATCGGTCTTACATTGTTCTGCTGCAGCAAACAATATTGCTTCAGCCACTCCTCTACTTATCTTCATAGCATTCTTATAATTTCAATCAAAGATGTATTGCTTTCCTTTGATATGGTTTGTAATTGTTTAAATGTATATTGTGACTCATTTAAAAATAACTTTCTCAATGTTGGTTGAGTTACCCCTAAAACATTACAAGCCTTGTGCTTAGATTTAAAGGTCTTATGCAGTAGTTCTTGCAACTGCGTTTGTGGTATCCATGTTCTCATATTTATTTTCTTTTAAAGTCTTCAGCCTCATCTTCGCCAAAGTGACCTAGTTCATAAAATCCTGTTAATTTTAATACTGCCCTACTCATTGCTCTCTTCTCTGCCATTGCAACAGGATAAGCATTTGTTGTATTGCTAGGAGAAGACTCTCCAAATGTTTGAATAACTTGCTCACCACTCTTTGCAGTTGCTTTAATGATTATGCACTTGTTGTCTGCTGAGTTATGTATGAGGTCGTAGTGTATCTCAATCTTGTTCTTTGCTTGTATCTTATCAATACCACTTCGAGATATGATTGTGTAGAACTTGTGCTTGAAGACATCATCAGCAGTCAAGCCATTTTGCTTGTACAACTCATTTAGTTTTTTAGAATCCATTTTTTTGTTTTTCAATTTCGTTTTCTAACTCTTTAACTCTTGACATTAAGGCATAGCCAAAACTTTTAGTTCTATCTGCTTCCTTTATTATCTTTTTCAATTCTTTTAGTAATTCAATCTTACCCATCTTAGTTTTGTTTAGTTGGTTTGTTTAAATATTTCCATTCTTTAATTGTGCAATCTTCAGGTGTTCGATTCCCACATCGCCACTCTTTAACATACTCACAATACTCATCATATTGAGCATTGATTTGCATTTCAATCATTGAATCTCTGTCAAGTTGTTGTGGTCTTGAACCTAGTAATAGTCTTTTAATTAATCCCATTGTTTTGTTTTTTAAGTGTGTTTTTAAATGCTGAATTAAATGCTCTAAGATGTGCATAGGATTCTACAAGTAGTTTGCCTGTTGGAGTAAAATATTCTTCATGTGACATCTCATCAATGTGCTTTTTAATATCCTGTAGTATTTTATCTGTTGTTTCCATTGTTTTGTTTTTTGTAAATGTATTAATATTTTTCAATAAGGTCTAATTATTGGACAAGTTTCGTTCTTATAAGGATTGTGTTTAGCATTATCCTCTTCGCATATCCTGTCTAGTTCGTCATCATCAAAAGCCTTAAACTCTTCTTTATCTTTATCACTCAATTTATCGTATAACCAATTTGGAAAAATAAACCAATGACTATCTGTTGACTCTTCAAATCTATATTCCGTATGCTTCTTAGATAAGAATAGCATATTGCTTGAATACTTGCTATAAGTTATTGCATAGGCTTTCTCTGTATCGCAATTCTTGATATACTGATTGCTATCTGCTCTCAGCATTTTCTTATCGCTTAGTTTAACTATTTTCATAATTTCTAGTTGTTTAGGGTTAAACATATAAAGTATCCGAAAGGAAGTTTTATAGAGTAAACTTTTGCATTCTCATTTTGATAAACTAAAGTAAAAGTTTTAGCTTGGTTGAAAGTTTTTGCGAATTTTGCGATTTTGATTGTCATAATTTCTAGTTGTTTGGTTTTTGTATTCTACAAATCTACATTATTTTGCTTTATAAAAAAACTTTTCACAAAGAATCTTTCAAAAAAAAAGAGCCTCATCTGTGAAGCCCTTACTATTGGGGGGATTGTAATCTAAAAATAATGTGTCAACCTTGCCACTTGTCCTGTGTCAAACTCATGAATAAAAGCCTCAACTGCTTTTGGTGAACCTGTGAATCCTTTTCTTGAATGCCATGAATCTGCTGAACTTGGACTTCTTAAATACTCTACTGTTACCCCAATGAAATCCTTTCCATCTCTCCATTTATGTTTTACTTTATGATGTATATGATGTAAATACCAATACCTAAACTTAGTTGATGCCCAATCTTCTGCTTTTTCTTGAGCCATTAGCAATGGTAGGTCATTCATCTTAGCACCATCACCATGCTCTAAGCCTATTAAGTTGCTTCCCCACTTGTAATATTTACGATGACTTACCGATGCGTCTACTGATACATCATCACAGTTCCTAAACCAAGCCTTTAATGAATGTGCTAGATGAAAACCTGATTGATAGTCATGATTTGACATAGAATGCACACAATCAACAGGAGCAATCTCTCTAAGCATCTCAACGCATTTAACATATAGCTTCAATGCTATCTCATAATGCTCCCACCATTTGCCATCAGCATCTTGTGGGGTTCCTTTTGTAGTTGTGTTGTAAACATTATCTACATGAAGAACGTCATTGCCAATGCAGAACAATACTCTGTCAATATCAAAGCCTTTAGACTTATGTATTAAGCCTTGCACACCTTTAATAACTCTTGTAACTGCTATAGGAATGTTATAATCTTCACCTGTTTCCTCTTCATTAGCATACTTACCTATATGTATGTCTGCAGGATTTATAACTAGCAGATGTCTACCAACTTTGTGTTTAATCTTCTCATACTTTGGAGAATGCTCTGATATAAATTTGTGAACCTGACCTAGTACATCATTTTCATTAATGAGTTGTTCTTTAGTGACAATTGAAAATCTAGCTTCACCACCTGCGTTTTGCCAATGCTTTACACTTACAACATCTTTTTTTGGAATACCTCTTTCATTTAGATATTGGTCTAATACAGAATTATGATTTATATTGTCAATTCCTTTTGCTCTGTACTCCAATATTAGATTCAACTCATCGTCTGAAAGTCTAGGTCTATATTGTTTACTCATGCTTTAGAAAATACTGTGAAACATAATGGTAGTATAGCTATAAAACTTAGTATGACATTAAATTCAGTTAAGCCACTTACTGCCATATCAGAAACTGCAGCAGTAACTAACAAGCCACTTACTGACCTTTTAGCACTCCATTTTTTTTGTCTTTGCCCTTCTTTAAATACTTCACTTATTTTACCTAAAGAATTTGCAACTGCTTTGACTCCCATTTACTTTAATTTATCTTTAATAAAAAAGTTAATAAGATTATCTAGTTTTGCAAAAATGGCATTGTCTTTTTCTGTGGGAGTTAAGTTTACAATCACTTTAGCAAATGCCAAAGCTGCTATAATAACTTCACCCCAATTTGATGCAATAAATTCAATCATAATAAATGTCTAAACAAATGAATAAAAATGGTAAATATAAATAATGACCTATGCCATCATCATGCTTTTGTGTATATACTCCTATGAGTATGCCTGTATAAAAACCTAGATTAAGAACCCAATTCATCAATACATCCACATTACTTCTTGAGGGAGTTCCATATCACAATCTACATGGATAAAGGTCTTTGCAACTCCTATTCTTGTAAATCCTGCACTTATTAAAGCCTCTAACATAATAAGTCTTTGAAATGAACTAACACAAGCAATGTCAACTGCATTACCTCTTAAATGAGCTGAATTAGGTTTTCCTCCTGCTTCCTTATTTTTAGATTCCGACCTCCAAGTGCTAGTCAAAGTAAATGGTATATCTGCTTCTTCTCTCGCATTTTCTAACATCTGTAATAGTTTTGGATTCATCTTATCAAAACAATTAATACTATCACAAGTAAACTCTGATTCTTTAAAATATTTCATTTATATATTTCTCTTTTTAAACCTTCAATCTCTAATTGTAACAACTCTATATCTTTGACTATGTTGTCGTATTTGTATTGGAACTCAATCTTTGAAATACTTGCTTCAGGTAATCTTTTAGCTTCATCAATATCTTTTTGCAATACAATATACTCACCAATTAATAATATTAAACCTGCTGCAATAGCAAAAAAAGTCTTTACACTAATTATAAAAGTTTGGTCTTGTATTTCTTTACTCATTACGCAACTTTTTTATATTATATAATAAAGCAGTAACTAGAACTAAAACAGTCAGCACTTGTTCAACACCCATAAATGATATGCTTATTGCACTAAAATTTATACTATTAAATATTAAAGTGTCAACTCTTTCGTTCATTACTTTTAATTTTAGCTAGGTAAGTTTTTAGCTTTTTAATGTTCTTAGCTTTTGGTTTGTAACCCATTAATCTATTTTAATTCCAGGATTAAAAGCATTACTAATTGGTTCAATATCAGAATTAGCATTTGTAGAGTATTCAGGAAATGAACCTGTTTTATATATTAGATAATCTATAATCCTCTGACCATAAAACTCAGCCGAATCCATTTGTTTTCTTATCAACCAATCAACATCTGTCTTACTTGCTGCAGTTCCGTTTTCACTATTCTTTTGAGTTATAGAACCATTTGCAATTTTATACGATATAAATGGAAGAGCCTCAACAATAGCATAATGAACTAAAGCATCTTGAATGTAATCATCTACTAGAATTTTATACTCGCCTGTTAAAGATGCTCCATTTGTTCCCTTAATATCGTTCTCTAGCTTTTCATACAACTTTGTTCCTAAAATAGCTTGTAAGTGCTTATCTTGTGAAATCTTAACAAATGGTAATAAATACTCTGTATCTATATTGTAGTTAAGTGCAGTTGATGTTTTTAACCTGTCCTCTGATATGAATAAAACTGTTGCCATCTATTTATTTTTTAAACTTCCTCTTGATGGAGTTGTGATAGGAGCAATTGCCTCCTCTCCTTTTTGTTTAACATAAGGATTATTTCCAACTCTTTTTTCATTTGTCATTCCTTCGTTTGGTAAAAATTTACCAGCCTGTTGTTTTCTAAAGTATATTCTTCTCATCCAACCATGATAACAGTAGACACCACCTTTATAGGTAAACAAATCGTATGTGCTTCTACCTTTCGGTGCAAATTGACCATTAACTCCATCTCTACCCATCTTCTTAATATCCTCGTATCTAAATTCAATACCTGAACTTGCCATCATCATCATTTCTGTACAAAATGGTCTGCTTGAATTTTTAGGTGTTTTAGTTGTAGTTTTTGTGTAAGCATACCTTACCTTGTATAAACCTTTATCACCCCATTTAGATTTGTCATCAGGATTTGCATCAGATTCGTTTGCTGACCTAGCAAAGTATTCTTTTTTACTATACTCAGATTTTTCTACATTTTCAATCTCTTGTACTTTTCTTTCTGACCAAGCAAAACCTGCATCTCCACCCCATAAAAGCCAAGCTATCTTTCCTCTTGATGGATAACCTTCATCGCCACTTTTGTAACCTTTACCACCTTTAGTTGCTTTTTCATGTCTACTAAAAAATGAGTACATCCTTTTAATTGTATCTATAGACAAATTTTTACCATTTGATATATCCCTTGCTCTAGCAACTCCAACCTCTGTACCCCCTCTACCATACTCTCTTCTTAACTCTAAACCTCTAGCTGCTTCTGAAACCATTTCATTTGTTGGCTTAGTGTCAATTTCATCTAATGTTTTAAAGTTGTGAAAATTATCTTTGCTAGTATCTATTAACTCTTCATGCACTAAATCCCATTCATCATCATTGTTAATTTCTCCATATATCTTTAATTCCTCAAGCAACTCCTCAGACTTTTTATCATCTAAAAATGGTCTTGTATCTTTTTTGGAAAACTCTACTTCATTTCTGCAACCACAGGTTACATTTTCTAATTTCTCAATAACTTGCTTTGCTTGATTATGGTCTTTAAAAGGCATATATCTAACAGTTCCGTCAATTGTGTGTTCATGATAACCTGAACCACCTAACCTTTTTGCTTCTGCTTCTGCTTCTTCTATGTTGTCGTACAAAGGTAACTCAATGTTATCAGTTATGACTGTAGCAACTTTTGACAATTTAACACCTGTTTCTTTTTCTCTAGTTTCTTCTGTCAAGTCATCAATATCTTCTGCAAACTCAATAGGTTGTAAAGTCTTAAAGTAAACATCTAAGTGAATACCATTAACTGCAAGAACCTCATCAATAGCTGCTAAGATTAAATTCTGCTTTGGCTTGATAACTGTGTTGTCGAACAACTGACTTGCCACCTTTATCTCTTCAGCATTATTTCCTAATCCTGTTTTGTCTTTAATACCAAACAACATGGGAGATGTTACCCTGTGACCTACTAGAATTTTCTTTGTAGCTTCTTCAGATAAGAACTTATATTGCTCTGCTGCTTCTGATATAGGTATTTGTTCAATAGTTGTAGCTTGTACTGCGTTATCATTAAATGATAAAACAAACTTCTTTCCATTTGTAGAGGTAAACTTTTGTGTAATCTTTCTCTCAATAGTATCTTGCTCCTCTTTTGTTGGAGTACCATTGTTAAAGTTTAGCATCATGCTAGGGGCAAATCCTTGTTGGATATTCGTCAGGTGATAGTTACCTATTTCCTCATCAATTTCAGACCATTGTATAGAACCCTGATAATCTACAGGAGAAAAGTAAAAGAATCCCGGTGAATAAGGATGAATAATTAATATTTGAGTATCACTAGACTTTCTTTTGCCATTAAAAGCATCGTACCTTATAGGCTTATACTTGTCTTTTCTAAATTGCATCCAATCATCAGAGTAATAATACCCTTGTATCTCCCCATCAATTGCTTTTTCAGGTCTTAGGTTTTGTATTGGTAGATGCTTTGCCTTCTTTATTTCTGTTTTTCCTTTGTTCCAAACAATACAAAAACAAGCCTGTCCCATTAACTTTAAATCAAGGGACACTTTTCTTACATCTTCATTTCTAAATATAAGTTGCATTTTAGCGTAGTCTAAAGGTTTTTTATCTGCATTGGTAGCCTCAAGACCTTGACCATAAATCATCTCTCCTATACCTGTTATAATAGCGTTATTTACGGCACTACCATTAAACCTGTCAATAAGAAATTGATAGTAATTATTATCTTTGCCGTATTCAACCCATTCCCTTGCAGGATTCTCCTCAATTTTTGGAGTTGTATAGGATGCCATGTTTACTAAATTAATCATATCTTATTCTTTAAAATAAACGTAATTTTGTGTTGTTGGATTTGCATACTGCGTATATGTAACCTCACTTGCACCATCAACAATCATTGTTCCTTGCCACCTTAAACCTAAAACAACTGCATTAGTTGGGTCAATATTTGTGTCGTTAGTTTGCTCATAAACAACTAAGTTATAAAAGGAGTTTAATTTCAGATTATCAAATTGTGGTGATAGTGTTCTTGGTAAAAATTTTATTGCTCTTTGATTTGCAGATGCCACAGGTATAACTTTATAAGTTGCAACTCTAGTTTGGTCGTTAATAACACCTATCAAAAAATAATTGGATGTAGGATTTGTACATTGATTGTATATGTTCAATGTTAAATTATTACCTGCATTATTCACCCAATGCTCCATTTATTTTTTTCGTTTTTTAATTAATGTAGAATGTACTTCACAATTTCTTTTTTTAGCATACCATTCAGCAAAATCTTTTGCGTCTTCATCACTATTAAAGTATTTTGTAATAGTAACATCATCTCCATCAACATGAGTAACTTTGTAAGTGTGTGAGTATTTCAATTTTATTTTGTCTAAATATATCATATTTCATCTGATGTGTTATCACTAATAAACTTTGATGCTTCTGTTGCACTCATTAAACTATTCTTAGGATAAGCCAAGCCTTCACCTAATTTTATTAAAGCACTTGTTTCTCCTTGCTTCCAACTTACTTCTAGTTCTACAATATAATATTCAGAACTATCTATTGTAACTACAGGAACTGCACCAAACTTTTGTAAATTATATGCTCCTAATTCTTTAAAGGTAGGATGTAGTGTTTCTACAAACTCACCTTCTTCATCGTAAGATGGTATGCCATAGGTTGCAACTAATTCAATAGGAATCTTTGCGTTGTAAGTTGTTGTGTTAAGACACATATATACGTTTCCTCTCATAGTAATTAATTTGTGTGTGCAGATAATCCTGCATTATAGTTTTGTAATAATTCGTCTGCTGATAATTCTATATTGTAAAGTCTTATATCATCAATAAGGTTTTCGTATTGTCTATTTGCTTGTTTGTCAGTACCAATTACTTTTGCAATAGTATTTGTAACATTACCTGAAGAAGTAAAAGTTTTTGTTGTAAAATTAGCATCACCAGGTTCTTTTAAATAAAATTTACAATTACCTGAACCATCTCTTGTTACACTAAAATAAAACCAATCACCAACTGAAATTGAGTTACTAATATCTTCAAGTTGACCACCCCCTGCATAAGCAACATAAGCCCTAACAACACCACTAGCTAAAGTAGTAATTGCAAATGTTGTTGAAGTTGTTGCTCCCCCCCCGTGTGAATATATTACATTTAAACTTGAGCCTTTATTAGTGAAACCATATTTTGCCCAACCATCTATTGAGAAGGCTCCTGCACCAAAATCTAAACTATTATCATCAGCTACTTCTGCATAACCATCTAAACCTGTCTGATTAAGTGAGTTTTGTCTATCTCGAACTGCGTTACCTAAAATATCTTGTGTAGCATTACTTGGGCTAGGTGGTAAAAACACACCTGAACCATTTGACCAATTTATCATTCCTAATTGTAAAA